GCGGGGGCCAGGTTCGGCGACGACCGGGCCTGCCAGGGCCATCTCACAGGATCTGGGCGTTTCCCGTGCCGGACTTCACTAGCCCATAGTGTGCCAGTGTCACCGCCACCAGTGGGGAGATGTCGCCGCCGGTTTTGCGGGCCCACGCCCAGGCGTCGCCGAGCGGCCTCTTGCGGGCGGCCATGACCGCCAGGTTCAGGACCGGCTGTTCGAGGTGGCGGATCTTGCCGTCCACGACGGCGTCGAACAGCTGCCCGCAGGCGTGAGCGTACTCACGGGCTGAGACGGTCTCGGTGGTCACCCCCGCCGCGGCCAGGTCGACCAGCAAAGCGCCGGCCGGGCTGCCGGGGTCGACGATCACCGGCCACGGCTGCCACCGCCTCTGCAGGGCGTGGAGGCGTTCGACGAGCCAGTCGGTGTTGGGGCGGTGGTCGACCACCTCGATATGCCGGCTGCCGTCGGGCCGCCAGCCGGCCACCCCGATCGACGCCGCGGTGCGGTCGGGGGTGATGTCCACGCTGAAGCACGGCACCCCGCCGAGCTGCGACCTGGAGTCCCGGCACGCCGCCCAGCTCACCGGGTCGATGACCGGCCGGCCGCCCGACGCCCGCCGGTTCAGGTAGGCCCGGGCGAACTCGCCGGGTTCCATGGCGTCGTGGTCGGCCCGGATCACCTTCTCGGTCACGGTGTGGCCCAGGGCGGGCATGCACCCCCACCACGTGGACGGGTCGTCGGGGTCGTCGTCGTCGCCGGCCGACCACTCGAAATAGCACACCCCGCTGTTCTCGCCCGCCTCGACCCTCGCCCGGCCGTCGTCGACCCGGTCGTGCAGAAAGAAACTCTCGTCGGTGCCCATCGTCGACACGACCCACATCTGGGCGTTCGGGCGGGTGAGCATGGCCGGCCTGAACGCCTGGGCCAGGCGCTCGTCGCGCTGGGCGAACGCCTCGTCGATGATCCCCAGGTCCAGGGTCTGGCCGTGCCCGGAGCTTTCGCCCGAGGCGGTGATCCCCACCGTCGAGGCGGTCGACTTGAACACCCAGCGTTCCAGGCCGGTCTGGCGGCGCACCGTGAACAGCCGACGCAGCGGGGTCGCCGAGAGCATGTCGGCCTGCTCCTCCCATTTCGCCCGGCTGTTGTTGCGGTCCTGGGCGGCGTACAGGCACCGCTGGCGGGCGCCCCAATTGAGCGCCCGGTCGAGCTCGACGACCAGGATCACCGTCGTCTTGCCCGACTGGCGCGGTACCGTCACCCGGACCTCCCGGTAGGCGGGCGTGCCGTCGTCGAGGAGCTCGCCGGCGACGTTGACCACCTGGCGCTGCCACGGCATGAGCGGCTGGCCCATCAGCTCGGCCAGCAGGGCCAGGCGGATGCCGACGGTCTGGCGGTCAGGGGTTCGGGGCGTCGCCCATCTGGGCGGACAGGACAGCAAGGATGGCTGCCAGGTCGCCGTCATCGGTCGCGGGGTTCACCGCCCCCAGCAGATCGCGCACCACCAGCCGGTAGGCGTAGGCGGACTGGGTGACCGGCTCATCGGACAGGTCGATGATCTCGGCCAGCGTGCGGCCCAAAGCGACCAGGGCGGCGTCCTGCGGCTCGATCCGGCCGACCAGTCTGAGGGTCTTGACGGTCTGCTCGAATCCGGCCCGATTCCGGCGACGTCCGGCCATCGGCGCCCATTCTTGCCCGTTTTGTCCCCACCCCCGGGTGTATCCGCGCAAAAAAGACTATGTGCGTGATGCGAGGCGCCGCCGGCCAGGAAAAACACCCCCCGGCCTGGCGTCGCCCGCCGCGGTCGGCCGGTCGTCGCCCGCCGCTTTCTGTCCGGGTTTCGCGCGCCCCCCGGCCCGGCCTCGTCGCCCCCCCCGACCTACCCATGCGCTGCCACCCCGGTACACCACCCAGCCGGTGGGTCACCCCGATTCACCAGCGGCGCGACCGACGCCCCAGTCTCTTCGCCCGCCGCAGCTCGTTGGTCTGCCGCGCGCCGAGCGAACTGTTGTGATGACGGCACATGGCCCGCAGGTTGGCCAGGTCATGAGTGCCGCCGTGTGACAGCGACACGATGTGATCCGCTGTCGTCGCCGGCCGATCACAGCCAGGCACACAACACTGGCCGCCACTAGCAGACAGCACCAGCAGCCGGTTCGTCTGGTAGCTGGCACGACCGTACGCAGGGTTACTCATGTGCGGCCCTCGATGCGGTCGGCGAGCCAGTAACGGAACCTCAGCCACGCGAACCTGAGCCACGCGACGGGACTAGCCATCGCGCGTCCTCAAACTGTCGATCAGGGACAGGGCTGCATCCACCCTTGCGTTGTGAGCATCAGCACCGCAGGTGCAACCCGTCTGGGCGTCGTCACAGCATCCATCCTCGCATTTCGGGCAGGAGTACCAACAGTCCTCGCAGACGTAGTGCTCCCGTCGCAACGACTGGATAAGTGTCCTCAAGTCGGCGTTAGGGGGCATTAGAACGGGCGCCCGCATTCCGGGCAGGCCTCGGCCTCTTCGCGGGTGGCGTGGAACAGCGGCCACCAGGGGGGCGCCGCATGATCAAAGCCGCGGGGAAACGGGTAGGCCACGCCGACGCCGAAGACCTGGCCGAACTGATCGGCATCCGCGACGACCTCGACACAGCCATCCAAACCGCGGTCGACGGCCTGCGCGCCGACGGGTACACCTGGGCGGCGATCGGCGAAGCGACCGGCACCAGCGGACAGGCCGCAACCATGAAATGGGGCCGACAGCGCGGCCGGTGGAAACCGGAACCCGAACCGCATTAAGTCAGGAAGGCGAACCATTGATGACGCTCTTGATCAGTTGTTCGACACGGTAGGCCTGGTTGAAGGCGACGACGTTCCGTTCGTGCAGGACCGCGTCCTTCAGTCGCAGGAATTCCGGTACGAGATCCTCCACCCGGGACCGTAGGACACGGTTCAGAGCTTCCAGCTGCTCGACATGTTCGCTCTGCTCGTAATACTTCGCCCAGCCGACGCGCCTTGACGCGTCGAGCTGGGCGACAGGATCGCGCCGGCGGGTCACATCGCCTGCCCGATCCCGGCGGATGTGGCGGCCTGCTCGAACCGTTCAACGGCGCGGGCTAAGGCACGCGCTTTCCTGATGATCTCACCTGATCCCGAGCGGGGCAGACCGGTGCGTTCAACCTCGCCGGTCGCCTCGCTCAGTGTCCGGCTGGTGGCAGTGATATCGGACAGAAGACGAACCCAGAGAGCATCGTTCTGGACGACCGACAGGCGCCGGTTGTCGCGATCAGTCTCGGTGCGCGTGGGCATGCCGTGCTCCCGGTTGAACGTGGCGGCCTCAGCCTTGAGTCTGCGGTCGGCGTGACGTTCCTGCACTTGGCGTACCGCCGGGGCGTCAGCCACCGTCTTATCCTTGAGCAGCTCGGCGACCAGCTCGGCCCGACGCTCAGGCGTCTTGGGGACCACGGTTCGGCCCAGGTTGTCTGGACGTAGTTCGGCCATGGCCTCGGCGAACGACGGCTTCTTCTTGAGTCCTGAGGACTCACGCCAAATGGCCAGGTAACGGCGCACGGTTGACTGTGAGCACCCGAGTTCATCAGATATAGCCCGTTGCGTCTCGCCTATGTCGGCGAGTTCGGCCATGGCTTCGGCCGCTTCCCAGGATGCGGCGTCGCCGCGCTCGAGAGCGCGGCGAGCCTTGGCGTACAGGTCAGTTCGTGAGGTCATCGTCCTCGTCGTCCTCGTCGTCGCGCGGCAGAGCGAGTTCCTTCTGCCAGGTCACGTTCAGACGTTCGAGGAAACCGCCGATCCTGGCGCCCATGTCGGGCTGGCGGACCTCGATGAGGGCGGTCAGCTCCTTCGTGCTCCGTAGGAAGGATTCGACCGTCTTTTGACGGGGGTCGAGCACGTAACGCTGGATCACGTCCTTGTCGCCAGACAGGAACCGGGTGGTGACGTTGAGGGTCTGGTGTTCTCCGGCGATGTTCACGTCGATCCTCGCCCGGCGTCCGCACATCACGTAGCCGTTGGTGAGCGCCTTTTGGACGCGGCCGTTGGCGCCGGTTTGGAGCAGTTGTTTCGCGGCTTCGACCACTTCTTCGTCGTCGACGCCGACCAGCGCGGTTACGAGCTGCCCGGCTGTCGTTTCGACCGTCGGGACCGCGTCCAGGTCGACGGCGATGTGATCGGCCTCCAGGCGTTCGGCGAGCAGCCTCGCCATCGCGGTCGTGTCGAGCTTGTCCTCGGACAGACAGCCGATCTCGGCCAGCGCGGCCCGAGTTTGTGGATCAGTGATGGATGGCACTGTATGTATCCTCCTGTTCAGCCCGGCGGCGCCGGGACACCTGTTCAGCCCGGCCGCCGCCGGGCGCTGGATTCATCGCCATTCGCCGGTGTGCGGGTCGATGGTCCGGCCGGCCTTGAGGTAGGCGCCCATCACGTCGGGATCGCGTCGGGCGCAGCGGGTACAGACGACGGCGCCGGTGGTACCGAGGCGGACGACGGTGCGGCCCTGGCGGATGACGACGTCGCATTGCGGGCAGCGGCGGGAGAAGGGGGTGGTGTAGCGGATCTGGGCGGGCGGGTCGGGTTCTCTCCAGCGGCGGCGGGTCATCGGCTAGAAGGGCGGGTCATCGTCGGGGTAGGCCTCCTCGGAGTCGGCCTCGGCGCCGATCTGCTCGGCGCTGAGGGGAGGCTCGCAGTAGTCGATGGGAAACCGGTCGGCGGCCGGCGGCCGCTGCCCCCAGCGCGGCTCCTTGGCTTGGAGGTCGGCGCGCATCTGGGCGATCCACTCCTCCGGGGTCCTCCGGTCAGTCACGGCGAACCCAGCCCGTGCCGGGGAGGAAGGTGTCGCCGTCGGTGGTCGTGAAAGCGCTGTCACGAGAGTCAGCTGGACGGGCCGACGATGAGCCGTTGGGGCGCGCGCGCCCGCCTTGGTTAATTGCTCTGGTTCCTGTTCTGGTTCTGTGCGCATCTGGTGCAGGGGTCTGTGCATTAGCTGCAGGGGTCCCCTGCATGTCCTGCAGGGGTAGGGGTGCAGGATCTGCAGGGGTTTGGCGGCGGGGCACGGGAGGGAAAATCCATCGGATGGCATGACCGGTGGCCTCCTCGAAACCGATCAGACCGGAACGCTTGATCGCCACGAAAGCGCTGTGCACCGTCCGCCGGCTGAGCCCGGTCAGCAGCTCGACCTTGGCGGAACTGGCGTTGCTCACGCCGGTGTCCTTGTTCGCAAAATAGGCCAGCCCCTGGAACACCAGCCGGGCAGTCCACGGCAGATCCGTCCCCCACCCCTGCTCCGCCGCCCAGTACATAGCGAAGGCACTCACGACGCGCGGCGGCGGTTCACGGGCGGCGGGCGTCGATCTGGCGGGCGTACAGGGCGGCCAGCCCGACGGCCCGCTCATTGGTCGGGGTCGGTTGGCGGCGGTAGGCGAGATCGGCGGCCCACAGGCGGTGCTGGGCCCGCCGGTGCCGCCACCACCATCGCAACAGCTCCATCAGAACGGCCGTTCGGGGTCCGGGCCGGCCGGGCCGGCTTCCCCCCGACCGGCCGACCCGGACGATCCGGACCCGCCCGCCTCGGGGGCCTCGTCGTACACATAATCGGGGACCCGTTCGGCCCGGCCGCGCGGCGCGGTGGGCCGGGCCCGCCGTGGGCCGGCGCCCGGGGCGGGGGCGCCTCCCGCGACGGCGAGCCCGGGATCCGGTTCGTCGGCGAAGATCCCCGACGCGTTCAACGCCACCTTCGTCGCCGCCACCGTCGCCCGTTTCTGGGCCATCTGGCAGACGTTGTTCCAGTCGGCCCGCCATCCGGTGTGGTTCGCGAACCTCACCTCGTCGTAGCCGGCGTAGGCGTCGCGGACCGCGATCATGCGGCCGTCGCGGTCGGTGATCGTGCACAGGTAGCGCACCCCGCGGTGCTGGCGGGCGTCGTCGTCGTCGACCTGCTCGCATGCCGACGAATACCGGGCCGCCATCAGCAGTTTCTCCGCCCCCGGTTTCAACAGTGTCGGCCGGGCGGTGCGGGGCAGGGTGTCGTAATCGACGCGGGGGACCAGGGCGGTGCGCAGCTGGTCGCGGATCCATTCCACCTCGGCGAGCACCTCGGCCCCCGTCATCCGGGCCGAGCCCGCCACGATCTCGCCCGTCGACACCTCGATGTCGGTCACTGTTCGGGGGCGGTCGGGGTGAGCAGGGCGTCGACGTCGACTCGGCGGAACCGGACCACCCGGCCGATGGCGACCGAAGCCAGGGTGCCGTCCTCTTTCCAGCGCCACACCGTGCGGGCCGAGACGCGGGCCATCTCGGCCACCTCGGTCGCGGTGAGCAGCTCCTCGTATGTGGGCATGCTCACCAACATAGACCGTCCCCGGCAACCCGTGTCAAGCGGTGACGGTCACCGCTTGCTATCTTGTCGACCTATGACATCGTCTGTCCCGGTGTGGACGCTCGGCGACCGGCTCCGCAAAGCGCGGCACCTGGCCGGCCTGCACCAGCGGGACCTGGCCGAATATTTGGGCCTGTCGGCCGCCGCCATCGGCATGTACGAGATGGATGTGCGCAGCCCGAAACTGGGGATGCTGCGCGGCTGGGCCACACGCTGCGAGGTGTCGTTGGACTGGTTGCGCTACGGCGACACCGGCCCGGCCGCCGACACCTCTACCACATGGTATTTGACCGCCCAAGCCGCCTAGCCTCCCCGGCCCGGGCGGAGACATCGCCGCGGAGGTGAACGCCGTGCTGGTGTCCGAAGCTGCCGAACGGTACGTATCCGACCGCCACCGCCGGGGTGAGATCGGCGCCCGCAGCGCCGACCAGCTCCGCTGGCGGCTCACCCAACTGGCCCGAACCTGTCCGGATCTACCCGTCGCCCGCCTCGACCGCGACCACCTGCGGGCCTGGCAGGTCACCGTCGGCGCCCAACGGCCCGCGTCGCGGCGGGCGTACCTGTCGACGGTGCGGGTGTTCGTCGCCTGGTGTGTCGACGAGGGCCTCCTCACCGGCGACCCCACCCGGGCCCTCGGCCGGGTCCGCGAGCCCAGACGGTCACCCCGGGCCCTCTCCGCCGGCCAGATGGCCCGCCTGAGCCTGGTGCTGCCCGACGCCGAGGCCCGCCTGATCGTGGCCCTCATGGGCCGCCAGGGGTTGCGCTGCGTCGAGGTGTCCCGACTGGCGGCCGAAGACTACGACCCGGCCCGGCGCGACATCACAGTCGACGGCAAAGCCGCCAACCGGCGCACCATCGCCGTAGCCGACGACGTCGCCGAGCGGCTCGACGCCTGGCTGGCCGGCCGCACCTCCGGGCCGGTCGTCAACCGGTCCGCCCACTGGCTGTCCAAACAGGTGTCGGCCTGGATGGCCGCCGCAGGGATCAAAACCGGCAGCTACGACGGCCGGTCGGCGCACGCCCTGCGCCACACCGCCGCCTCCAACCTGTACGACAACACCCGCGACGCCCGGGCCGTGCAGGACTTCCTCGGCCACGCCAACCTGGCCACCACCGACCGCTACCTGCGCCGCGGCTCCGACGCCGTCATCCGGGCCGGCCTGAACCATTCCACCACCGCCTGACCCCGGCCCATCCGCGTCCCCGTCCCGAAATGCGGACACAATTGCGGACAGCTCTCCGGGCCCGCCCACGGGTTCACCAGTTCTCCTCGCAGAGACCTTCCTAGGCCGACCGGCGGGCCCGGGGTGCTCCCCTCAGAAGATCTGACAGGAAACCCTGCGGCCGGGAGGCGACTTCTGAGCACAGCGCCTGTCACGACGAATTCGGACCCCCGACCGCAGGGGCACCGCGACTTCTAGCACAGGGCTGCGACGACATAGACGAGCTCGGCCGCGGCCAGCAGCCCCGCAACGATCGAAACGAAGATCACGACCATCGCCAGGCGCTGGCGGCCCTCAGACCCGGTCAGGCCGCCCGAAGTAGCCGGCCGACCCGAACGTGAACACCCCCCCATCGGAGCCGAGCAGCCAATACCCGTCCGCGCCCTTGCCGGCGATCCCGACGATGGTCGACCCGGGAGCGAGTTTCTCGTACACGTTGCCGTGGTATTGGGCGTCGCCGAAGGCGTTGACGGCGCCGTCGTAGGTGGCCGTCCAGTAGCCCTTGCCGGTCGATGTCGATGCGATCATTTCGTGTGCCTCCAGGCTCGGGCCGGGCCCGGGTTGGGTGCCGCCGGCGCGGCGCAGGATCTCGGCCCGGGCGTTGACCCGGACGTCGCACGGGCAGCCGGTGGCCGGCCCGCCGGTACAGCGGTGGTAGTTCAGGCCGGGCTGGGTGACCGCCTCGGACAGGACCAGCGGGATGCCGTGGGTGGTGTGCGCCCACGCCATCAGCCCGGCGAACAGGTCGAGCTGGTGTTCGGTGAGCGGGTCGGCGTGGGGTGGGCTGCCGCAGCCTTCGGTTTCCACGCCGATCGAATACGCGTTGTGGGACACCCCATGCCACGATTGGTGGGCGGTGTCGACATGCTGGACCGGGTCGCCGGTGTACGGGATCCAGAAATGGGCGGACACGTCGCGGGCCAGGTAGATGCTGTACGGGTCGCCGGTGCCGGCCTGGTGGTGCAGGGTCACCGCGATCGGCCGCAACGTCCCCGAATAGTTGGGTACCGGCTCCCAGCGGGCGCGCGACCAGCGGGCCATCAGTCGTCCCGCTCGTCGCGGCCCATACCCTCGGTGTCCATCTCAGGCTCGGGCTCGTCGGGCTCGGGTTCGTCGGGCTGTTCGGGTTCGGTGGGGGTCATGTCACACCCGCCTGGACAGCAGGAACGTGATCAGGGTCACCAGCGCGATCACGCCGACCTCGGCCACGATCCACCACCCCTGCGAAACGGTCATTTGGTGCCTCCATGGTTGCTGTCGGTGGGGAGCGAAACGACGACGATGGCCAGCCCGCCCAGCAGGCCGACGATCGCCAGGAGGTGCTCGTCGACGTTGCGGGTGCGGGCCAGGACGATGATCGACAGGGTGAGCACGGCCACGCCGATGCACACCAGGACGGCCAGCCGGCGGGCCGCGGTCATCCGGTGCCTACATAGGCGATCGAGAAGTTGGTGTTGCATTCGCTGGGCAGCCCGGACAGGGCGACTGACGCCCGGTGTGACAGGGTGATCTGATCGCCGGCCGCGCAGCGCAACTGATCCGACACCCCGGCGTAGATGCCGCCCGCGGCGCCGGCCTGAGCGGAATTGCGGGCCCGGGCGGTGCCGTTCTGGTTGATGGTGGCGTAATACCACTGGCCGGCCGCGGTGCCGTTGGCGGCCAGCACCCCGGACATGCGGTACAGGCCGGCGATCGGCACCGTGAACACCCCGGCCGAGTACATGGCGAAGGCGTCGTAGGAGATGTTGTCGAAACTGAATCCGACGTCGCCGGCGGTGATCGAGAACGCCGCATTGCGCCACAGCCGGGCCGACAGCACGTCGCGGGCCTTGCGCCACAGGCCGCTGTTGACGCCGGACTTGGCGATCCACACCTCGCCGAGGGTGTCGGTGCGGGTGACGAGGCTGGCCGATGTCGTCGGCGGCTCGCCGGCCGGGTTGAGCAGGGCCGGGCGGGTGTCGGTGATGTTGGGCTGGGTGACGGCCACCGACCCGGTCGGCACCAGGATCTGGGCCAGCAGGACCGTCCCGGCCGGGGTCGCCGGGGGTGCGGGGCTGGCGGCGGGGACGCCGGCGACGGTGTCGAATATGAAATCGTTGTTGGTGCCGCCGTCGAGGTCGGTACCCCTAGGCCGGCAGATGACCAGATCGATGCGGTTCTGACCGGACGCGGCGCCGATGGCGACCTGCTCGACAGCGTCGGACACGCACAGGGTGGAACCGGTGCTGTTCTGGGACGGCACGGCGACCGCGCCGGCGGCGACGTTGACCAGCATGGTGCCGGCCTGGGCGGTGACCGCGCAGCCGGTGACCGCGGCGGGCGGCCACACGGCGGCGATGAGCCGGCGGTCGATGCTGGCGGCGTAGGAGCCGGCCTGTTCCCATAGCGGGGTGTAGCGGGTCATGCGGTTACCTCCGGGCCAGGGCGTTCACGTCTTGTTGGGATTGCTGGATCATCTGCACCAGCGTCCGGCCGGGCTGGCCCACGGTGAGCGCCACGTCCTCCTGGCCGTCGTCGCCGATGGTGTAAGTGATCCCGAGGACCCGGACGTTGGTGTTGACGTTGAGGCGGCCGGATCGGACGACCAGGGGGACGACGTCGCCCATGTACGGGGCGCCGTAGTAGTACACCCCGGCGGCCAGGGTGAGGGTGTAGGTGGGGATCAGCGACCCGTGCAGGGCCAGGTCGCCCTGGGCCTGGGAGGCCAGCGCGGCGCCGGTGGCGATCGACGGGGCGTTATCGGCGGACATCCACAGCCCGACCGGGTATTTGGGGACGTTGTTGGCGTCGGTCCCCCACGTTTCGGCGGCCAGCTGGGCGGCGTTCGGATCCGCCGATCCGTTGTTGCCGATCACCCGCCAGTAGTTCCCGTAGATCGACGAGTCGACGGTGCGGGTCAGCGCCGAGACTGTCGAGCCGTACACCAGGGCCAGGTCGGTGCGCTGGACGCCCTGGTAGGGGTAGAACACCCGCAGCGCGTCGGAGGTGCCGTTCAGCCCGCCGGGCAGGCAGTCGTAGTCGAACCCGGACTGCAGTTTGGCCTGCCCGTCGAGGATGGTGAGCAGATCGGTCGCGGCGTTGTAGGTGACGGTCTGCAACTGCCCGGATTTGGCGGTGCGAACGGTGCCGTCCGGGTTGACCAGGGCCAGGGTGAGCGGCAGGACCGACCCGGGCACGAAACTGGTGCCCGAACTCGACGACACGTTCGACGCCCGGTTGACGAGGTCGGCCACCAGATCGTCCTGGTCGACGTTGGCGTACGGCACCTGGGCGGTGAGCAGCCGCCGGGACAGCATGGCCAGATGGTCATGGGCGGTCACCGACACCACATGGGAGTTTTCGTCGAGGGTGTCGAGGGTCTGGGTGATCGGCCCCCGGAACATCGGCCGGTCCACGCCGGCGGTGTCATCCCAGCGCCAGGCGACGACATCCTGCTGCAGCTCGGCGATCAGGGCGGCGGCCTCGGAGCGGCCGTCGATGTTCAGGTCCAGCTGGGCGGCGGTATCCCACGCCCGGGTCACCACCCGGGCGGCGGCGTCGGTCAACGCCGCGGTGGTGGTCTGGGCCAGGGTCAGCTGGCCGGTGAAATCCCGGTTGTGGAGCGTGACCCGCCACCGGCCGCGCCCGGCGGGGACCGGGTAGGTGCCCGGCGCGGCGCGCGGCCCGCGCGACTCGGCGAGGTCGGCGAGGTCGGCGACGTCGGGTCCCCGCCCGGCCGGCCAGGTGGTCACGCTCACGTCAAATACCCGTCTTGATAGATCGCCTGGACCTGGCTGGACCCGGTGGTCGACCCGCCGGCCAGACCCATGGTCGTCGAGGCGGGGTTGACGGGCAGGACCGGCCAGGCGGTGTTGAACCAGTCGAGCCAGGCCAGCTCGGAAGCGCCGCCCGGCCCGTCCAGGTAGGCGGTCTTGGCCACGGTGTCGACCTGCACGTAATGGCCCTGGTCGACCCGGAAGGCGGCCACGAACGCCACCTTGGACGCCGGCCCGACGCTCGGGGTGAACGTGACCACCGGGCCGGTGATCGGCCCGTAAATGTTCAGCAGCGGCCGGACCGGCAGATCCCCCTGGCTGGCGATCGTCGCCGTCGAGGGCGCCCCACCCCCGACCGGGTAGGTGCGGGAGTAGACCAGCGGGTACGTGCGGCCCGATCCGCCGGCGGCGCCGGCCAGGGCGGTGACGGTCTGCACGGCCGGGTCGCGCACGATCGGGTCGGCGGCCTTCCACTGCAGCTGGATGTCGCGTTCGATGTTCCCCTGGATCGGCCACGAGTAGTTCACCGCCCGCAGCGTCAACGTCCGCTCGGCGGCGCCGGGCCGGTCGAGGATGTAGTGCAGGACCGGCCGGGCGGATGGGACCATGAACGGGGCGAAGTTGTCGGCCACGTCGTCGATGCGGGCGCCGGCGCCGGCCTCGGCTTTGATCTCGGCGGACACCAGCCGGGCGCCCATGAACTGGGTGCGGTCGACGGCGCCGTCGGTGTCGGGCCGGTTGTTGATCACCTCGCGCACCTCGGGGTAGCCGAGATCGAGGTTCGAGCAGAACCAGCCGCCCGACCACGACTCCAACGGCATGGTGAGGCTGCCGAGGGTCAGCCACGCCTGGCGGACACAGGTCATACGGCCTGCTTGCGGGCGATCCACGCCACCCGGGTCATGAACGCGTCGACGTCCATGTTGGTCGAGAAATGGGCGTTGTCGATGCGGACCACCGGGCCGTTGCCGCGGGCCGCGGCCGGGGCGGGGGTGATGACCTCGCCGGCGTGGGCGAACACCAGCCCCGAGCTGGTCATCAGGCCGCCCTGGGCCAGCATCGGAATGTGGGGCATGCCGACGGTGACGCTGGGCAGGTGGACGCTGATCGGGCCGGCGCCGACCTTCCAGCCGCCGATCGTGAAATGCAGGCTGTCCCAGATGCCGATCACCCCGTTGATGGCCGCTTTGAACAGCCCGGCGATCGGTGACCACATGCCGGCCAGGCTGCGGGCGATCCCGCCGGGGATGCCGGTCAGCCAGCTGAGCATGGCGTTCCATATCCCCTTGACCTGGGTGTAAATGCTCGACGCCTGGTCCACGATGAACTTCCACAGGTTGGTCATCCCGCGGAAGATCCCGCCGGGGATGCCGCCGACCCAGCCGACCATGGCGTTCCACACGCCCTGCACCTGCCCGTAGATGGTCGACGCCTCGGACGATATGAAATTCCAGGCGCCGGACGCGGCGGCTACCAGCCGGCCGGGGATGCGGGTGAAGAACGAAACGAGGTTGTTCCAGATCCCGACGATGTAGTCGACGACCGCTTTGGCGTCGGCTTTGATCTTGGCCCAGTTCTTGTAGATCAACGCCGCCGCCAGGGCGATCGGGCCGAGCAGGATGCCGAGCAGCAGCGGCCAGTTGGCTTTGATCCACGTCCACACCACCTGGA